GTGACTTTTCCTTCCTTGTCCGTCATGCCGGAACGATCCGCTCGCTTCGCCATTCCGAGCATAAATTGTCGAGGTTGATTGAAACCAACTTCCTTCATCACAATCACCTCTCTGGCCCAGTTCGTTAGATCCGACGATCCGAATCCTGAGTAGGCCATCTCTGCCACGCTCTCCGGCTTGTCGTCTCGACCTTTTGGCTTCGGGAAGTGATGAACGAGAATCAGGACTACGCCCGTCTCCATCATAATCGGCTGGAGCAAGTGTCGCGTAAAGTTCGCGCAGACCTCGATATCCGATGGATTGCCGCCCATGTAGGAGAGCAGAGGATCGATGTAAACCACATCGACCTTAGTCTTGCGAACAAGGCGGCGCAGCATCGTCGCGAAGTCAGAACCCGTTCTCACCGTCTCGCGGAAGAATAACATGTTCGCACTCCGAAGACCTCGCTCCCAGTTCTCCTTGCCAAAGGTCATCTGAGCAGCGCCCTTGAGCGCATCATGCTGATCGGCAATGTCGTTTTCCGCCTGAATGTAAGCTACTTTTAGCGCCCGGACCGGTTTAACACCGAACCAAGCTTCGCCGGACGCCCACTTCAGACCCTGATACGCGGCCATCGAGCTTTTGCCGCATCCACTTTGCCCCACAAAGAGAAGCGACGATCCGCGCCGAACCCACCTATCTCCGATCAAATTGTCAGGATCATTCTGCGGATCGTACTCGATGATGGCATCTATCGAGAACTCCATCGGCATGTCCTGCGCGTCCATGTCGTCCTTGAACGCTTCCCAGTTCACTGCGCCCACGTTAACAGCCAAGAGCTTCTGCTCCTTGCCATCGCGCATTACACCGGCCAGACGGCTGAACCGGCTCGCGTTCTTATTCTTCGGATCGATGCCGATGCTTTCGAGGTAGCGATAGACGATGTCGCGGCGCTCGTTCCACTCCTCTCTATTGGCCGCTTCAACGCGCACCCAGCCATGCAGACTCTTGCCGCCGGAATCTATGACGACCGATAGCGGGAGCTTCGACTCCTTCAGCGCTGTCCATTGCTCGTCCTTCGTCTTCTCGTCCATCTCGACTAAGACATGGCGGAAAGATGCCACGCCAGAGTCTGATCCGCTCTCATCGAAGCATGGATTGATGCGGACGTATGCACCCTTGCTATCGCTGCCATTCCACATGGCGCTGATGGGCGGCGTGAAATGGTTCTTAATCCATTCGTCGCGCTTAAGGAACGTACCTTTGGAGGCTGGCCTACCTCGACCCTCTTCGTCGAAAATGATGTCGTTGCAGATGCAGACAACTTCGTCCGATTCGAAGCAGGCTTTTAAAAAGTCGATTGTCGTAAACGGCGACGGAGGTTCCGGCATCGCTTGGATCGTGCGAACGACGAACTTGCCGGTGGGCGAGATTGGATTGCCGCCCTGTCCAATGCCCGATTGAGCGGATAAGAGCCAGCCACGCGGCTTGTCGTGCGAAACCTTGGACGCTTGATCAAGCTTGTGGGCCAGTTCATGTGGTTTCCACGGCGGGAGGCATTTCGCGTTGTACTCATTGAGGAGCGTATCAGCATCCCCCGCATTAAGCTCAAAACCGTGTATGAGCGCGGTTGCGACGGCGAATGTGCTTCCATGCCCATTTTGACCTGTGACGGCTCCTGGCGTGTTTCTGAGCCATGCTCTGGCACGGTCGATCTTTGATTGATTCATTTGATTCCAAGTTGTTTACGCGCTATGTCCCCGCTTTCGCCAAGATCATTCGAGGCGATTTGCTGGAGAACTGACTTTGATTCTTCGAACTTTGCGAAAAGGAGAGACAGCTCTTTGGGAGTCATCAGGTACTTGCTCCAGTGTTGGATTGGTATGGAGCGAGACTGAAACTTCGCAAAGAGCTGCTCTTGTGCTGCGATGTAGAGTTTAGGGTGCTTGTTCAATGACCGGGGTGAACTTGGCCTTGAATTCGGCTTTCGTTCGAACGTACACCTTGGGTTTTCCGTCACGGGTGTAGGCTATCCCCACCCATTTCATTTCCCCGATTCGTATCTCTACGTCGTCGGAAATGACTTCAACCTGCACCGTACTGTTTCCTGAGTTTTTGAATTTCATCTTCTGAGGCGTTATCGAGATGTCCTGTACCAGCCGCATGCCAAACGCCGTCAACAATTTGCGCCTTTGGCTTGGGCTTAGTCATCCAACCTCGAAGAATCGCATGGTCGATGAGTGCTGGCGCTTCCTTCAATAACTGTTCTCTAGTGATTTGAGTTTCCATCATAATTAACCTTTTTTAACCGTCTTTCCGCGCCATCCGCCTGCTTTTCTCATCCCGGGTTCCTGACCAAGTTCGTTGACGAATCCGCGTCGGATCAGCCACTCCTTGTACTTCTGGTCGATGTAAGCGAAGTGAATCTTTTCGGGTGATTCATCTGCTTCTGCTATCCGCATAATGGGCATTTTGTTTGCGCTGATCATTTGTATGTCTCGATTGTGTGTTTGTAGTGTCGCTCGGCTTGGGTGCAGTTCCAGCAAAGGTCTTGAGTTCCGTTGCATCCGCACCCGAGAGATTTGAAAAGCACGCTGGCCAACCATTGGTATTCTGCGATGGCCGCTCGCAATGTCTCCACGTCCGTTTCTTCGGACATGGGTTTGATATTCTCGCTCATTTGACGACGAAGAGAAGGAAGTAGGCGCTGGCGACGACCATCCCCATTCCGAACGCCATGATGAGCAATTGCTTCAACTCCTCGGGCGAGGGCGGACGATTGGCTTTATGTATCACCGGCCACCGCCCATCGCGTAGTGGAGGATCAAAAGGGCGTCGCAGTTTTTGAGTGTGACGTCCAGATTCGGATACAGTTCCTGAGCTTTGCTTTTTAGCTTTCGCTTCCATTCTGGTCCGGTTTCGCATGATTTACGTCCTCCAAGCCCAAGTGGTTCTTGCCAGATTTTCGGCTCAACACGGTGGAGTGCGTAGCCTTGCGCGTAGCCAAGTCCCTGCACAATCCCGTAGTTTTCATGGAGCGTCGCCATGCTGGCCGACGACGTGAGTTTGCTCACGAACTTTGGCACCTTCTCGACCCACAAATGCGAGTCGGCCACTTTGAATCCGCTGAGTAACTGCGCCGTGTCTGGCAGCGACTCGGGCATTGGGAAAAGCAGTATTCCTTCCGACGTGCTGACCGCGAATCCGCCGCCCACACCCGGATCGACCGCAACGATTGTTTGGTTTGATTTCATTCGCTCAATATTATTTTTAGTAACAGAGGATAGTAACCTGCTCGGCAGCGATTCGAACCGCTGATTTCGTGTCTCCGCCCTCGCTCCACTTCTCGACCTTCACACGGCCTTTGACGCGCACTAGAGCGCCGTTCTGAATCTCGATAATCTTCTCTGCAACTTGTCCCCATGAGGACAGCTCGAACTCATCGAAATCTTCGTGGAAGCGCCCTTCGTTGTCAGTCCAGTGACGGGCGATGGATATAACGCGGCGCACCATGAGCGAGCCGGTTTTGGTTTCGGTTTGCCGACTGATGCCGCGCAGTTCGCCGATCAGATAGACTACGTTCTCGGTGGGCGTGGATGTTTCGTTTGCTGGCGTGGATACACTCATTGGAAAATACAACCTAGTTCACGGTAGCAGGTCATGCGCTTCTTAGCGTGGAACGCTCCGATGGGGTGGAATTTGTCAGAGAAATCTACGATTGTCGCGCAGTTCTTGGTTTCTGTTTTCCGCAATGCCCGACTCGCTCGCTGGATGGTCTTCTGCGACGACCGACCGCCGCTGACCATAATTAGCAGTTCGACGTTGGGCAGATCCAATCCTTCGTCGGCCAAGCTTGTGGCGATCATGGTCCGCAGGTTACCAGCCTTGAATTCCTCCATGTAAGCGCGCCGGTCCTTCTTGCCGATCTTGGAGTGAACGAGCCGAGAATTCGGAATCTGGTGTTCGTAGTCCTCTCCCAGCGTGATGCGCGGAATGAGGATGAGCGTCTGCATGTCAAGGTGTTCGACCGCGTAGTTGATGGCGTATTTGTTGCGCTCGCGGTTCTGGCAGATGCCGATATCGACAATCGATTCCCAAGCGCACATCCGTTTGAGTTCATCCTCCCTGATCCGCATGTACTTGACGCGAGTGTTGAAGAGCCGGTCGATGTTGTCGTCGATCTTCTGCTGGATGTTGAGGTCTGTGGCATCGCTGATTTCGAGGTAAGCGTCGGCCAATGAATCGCCAATGTCGTTGCGGTTTATCTCGTAGGTGCGGTTGTGGAAGAGCGTTCGTGTTACCGTGTTCCGGTCTGGATCGTCGCTCCAAGGAGTGGCGTCGAAGCCATAACGTATACCGTTACAGGACTCGATGATGCGACGCCATCCAGCGGCGGCGCTGTGCTTCGCTTCGTCCACGATGAGCATGTCCTTCTTGCTGAAGTCCACTGACTCATGCGGACAGCGAACTTCGACAATCTCATCAGGCACACCGGCAACACGGAGCGATGTGCGCGCTTGCTGGCATGTTTCTCTGGTCGGAGCAAGCCATCCGAATCTCAATCCAGATCCGCAGTTTTGATAGTTCTTGATGATCGATGCGGCAATCCATGTCTTACCGCTACCGGCGGGGGCGATGATCAGTCCATCGCTAGTTTTGGCCCACTCTACTGCTTTTTGTTGGTATTCTCTTAGATTCATAATTTTAGGAAATTTGCCCCTCCGCCCACTGCTTCATAGCGAGCGAAGGGTTTTGTCCGCACCACACGGTGCGATTCGCTGTCATTCGTTCGTTGTACTGTCGGTAGAAAGCGCGCTCGATTGCGTCGTGGCGCACTTCTTGTTCAGCAACTTCCTTAACGCTTGATTGGCGAAAAATCCGATCTTCAAACCATTCTCGTCGCAATGTTTGCGAACCTCTTCGTGGAGCGCCGAGTCGATGGTGATAACTGTGTAAGTGGCTTTTTTCTTCATGTGGGGAAATGTTTATTCGCAGGTGTAAATGGTGTCGGTTATGGGGTTGGTTGGATAATGAAGTCGAAGTTGATCTTCCAGTTGTCGCCAAGCCGGTTGTAGGTGTCGCCCTTGATCTTCCAAGTGCGCGGATCGCGGGTCGTCTTGGTGTGACGGCAGCGGATACGGACATCGATGTCCTGGATGGCGACGTTCCTTAGCCGGTGGTCTTCCGGCAGTTCGTGAAGGTGTTTCATGTAAGAAGGTGTTTGATGATCTGATTTCGCTCTTTGATCGTCGCTCTCAAGATGCTCTCCAGCACAACGTGAGGGTTGATTGTCGCGACGTGTTTCCATTCTGGATTGCCATCAATGTGCTTGGCTGTATCAAGACTTTCAACGCGCACTAATCCGTTAAATGCGTGGACGTAGATGAAAGCGCAGTCTCTCATTTGACCTCCTTCTCATTCCACAACAGCAAGTCAGCGCGGAGTGCATCGTTCTCGGCTTCTAGCTGGTCGATGCGCGCCTGTCGCTCCGCTGCGAATCGCTCAAACCTCCTGCATAGCATTGCCAAGTCGGCGACGTTGTGCGGCGTTGAGTCGCAGATGGGGGTGTCGCTCACGGCTTGGCCTCCTCCCATTTTCCAATCGTGCGGAGGAAAGCCTCTGCGCGTTGGGATGCGGTGGCGCGGGCGATTAAAAAACGCCTGTTGCTGCTGGTGAGTTCACGCAGCCATTGAGCATATCTATCCCATTGTCCTGCAGGCAGCACCTTCTCCGCTTCGTGCATTGCGTTGAGGTCGTTGAGGTAGTCGGGAATCCACCCATTATCAGACCAGATTCCCACTGTTATATCGTCGCCTTGATGCTTTACGTTTTTGACGATCCGTGGTGCTACGTTTGTCCACCCACACGCTTCCGCGATGGCTATTCGTTGTGCTTCTGGTGTCATTTCGCCTCCTTAGCTTTGCGCCAGTTTGATTGCTCCGTTAGTTTTTGAGCAGCGGCTTCTGTCGAGTCCCAGCGTGATGGATTGGAGTTTTCGCATAGCGCATCCCCCGCCTCCTCCAGCCGCTTGATGCGCTCATTGGCCGCGTTGAGTTCGCGTTCGATGCGTTTCATCTCACCAGCTAGGTCGTACATCGTAGCGTCAGGCTTGAAGTACGCAGCGTCTGTCCTCGGTGTATCGCTGATCATTTTCGTGGGGTCAGGAATATGATCGCTCATTTCGATTCCTCCATCACTCCACAGTGGAGCCATGTTTTGCCACCATCGATTGAGTGTTCGTATTTTTCACACCAATCCTTTCTGTTCTCTTCGCTAGATGTGCGGTCGATCAACCAACGTGTTTTGGGGTATTCACGATTCCTCGCCTGCATTCCCAGCGGCACCTCATCCGCAGTCCACGGGCGGATTGTAGCAATGGGTTTGATTCTGTATTGGGTGTCGTCCCAGCCCCACCGAGGGAAATGTACTGGTTCCCATTTTCCAACCGGACCTAAAACCTGTAGTTCCTTCCCATCCACAAATGCCTGCATCACGCGGATGCATTCTTTAGTTTCTTCGATGTTCATTTCGACTCCTTCACTTGTTGCATCTGCACAAAGTCCAGTCGGTTCTCTTCGTTAATTGCGATACCCCAGCCGTTGCGACGGCATGATAGCTCGATTGCGGTTAGGACTTCGTTCATAACTGCGTCGGGCAGATAGATAGAAAGAAGCCCTTTGAATGTGATTCGATACTGCTCTTTGTCTTCTTTGATTGGTTTGACCATAGATACGTTTTTTAATTCTTGGGTTTTAGTTTTGAGCGTTATCTCGGAATGCGCTCCCCTCCGTGATGCGCCTTAGAACGGCTTCGGATCAAGATCGTCGCCATCGACTTCGGCAATCGGAACCTCGCGCATGTTCTTGATGCGGAGCGTCTTCTTCGTCTCGCCGTTGACCATGTACTCCTCGGAGCGAGCGGTGATGAGCAGCTCTAAGCCAGTCATCGACTTCAAGAACGCCGCGTAGCTGCCCTTGACCCCAAGGAAGTCGTACTCAGTGCCATCAGGAACATTGTGCTTCGTCGCTGCGACAAGCTGATTGACGCGAAACCAGACATTCTCCTGGTTGATGAAGCGGTCAGTGATGGATGCGCCATCTTCAGTCTTGAATGTAACCTTACAGACCTCGCGGCCTTTGGCGTCTAAGGTTTCCTCGACCTTGGCTACGGTGACGGTGTAGTCGCCTTCGGCATTGATGTAGCTGCCTCCGGCATCCTTGCGGTTTACTGTGAACATAATTTATTCGGTGGTTAGTTTTCGGATTTATTCAGAACCCACTTAGGGCATGAAAGGGTTTGTGTCGCTGTTGGATAGGCTGGCCAACTGTCCAGTGCGCGGCATTCGTGCAGCGTCGAGATTGCTTTGCGTCGCAGATTCGCACCAGCCTGAAGCCATTCGGCATCCAGTCGATAGATGGCGACAGCATACGGAGCCTTACGCTCGACCGCCACGAAGATGAAGCTATCAGCGCCAGTCATCTCCAGATAGTGCGCGGCCTGAATGTGATAGCCGAACGAGGCGATGGTTCGCAGGAACGCCTCGGGCGATGCGTCGTCGGTCGTCTTTACGTCCACGAGGGTATGACCCTCGATCCACAGATCGGGACGTGCCTTGAGAGCAATGCCGGTTTCCTCGTCCTGAGCGAACACGCTGGCTTCGATCCTGTGCGGCAGATGAATGATGTCCCAGAACGGATGACGACGGACACTGTTGGCCACGCCTTGCACATCGAGGTCTTCAGCGTGAGTCAGGTGGATGCGGCTCTTATGCTGCTCCTTCCACGCTTTGCCTTCTTTGTTGCGTCCATCGATGTCCGGCGGAATAACGGCGACGACTTGCGAGTAGAGTTGCGGCTCTAATACAGCGGTATGAATCGCCGTACCCATCTGCATGGCCTTGCTCGGCTCCTGATGCTCCTCCAGCGCGGCTTTGTAATGAGCCGGGGACTTGAGGATCTTCGACATCATGCTCTTCGAGAGAGCATCAACGGCGTGATACTTCTCCGCTGGCATGTCGAGATTGACGTGTTGGTTGAGGATGCTCATTCGGTGGGCGGGTTAGCGAACGCGGTTGCTTTGGTAATGAAACCACTCGCATCAGCGAGGATCATGTTGGCCACCTTCGTGGATACATCGCGGAAGTTCTGGCCTTCCTTGATCAGGTTCTTGCTGACGAGGAACGCATTGGCGATATCAGAATGTGGCTCAAGAATCTGCTCTAACTTCTCAACGAGCGAGAAGGCTGGTTCCGGCGTCACGTTGACCGTCTGGCGCGTCGTAGCGGTGATGGTGGGTGTTGGTGAAGGGTTGGAGAAGTCGGCTACTTCTTCAACGCAATATCGACCCTGAGTAATGCGGGGGTCGAGCATCCTTGTGGCGAGACTCACAAGACGCGCACGCATCATAGCTGCTGGGAATTTCTGCCAACCACTCCCCGCTTTAGCAGGAAGCAAACCGGCCAACTTTGCATCTTCAGTCGTAAACGAAATACGGATCTTCTTCTGCCCCTTGCAAAAGTCAGCAATGGCAGCTTGGGCGTCAAATTGCACCCAATCCACGTCCCACCCTGCATCCATTAGACCGGACAACATAGCCTCGGATTTCATGGCAATCTGGCCATTTATGACGTGGTTAGACCTCTTCCACGTCAGCGGAGTTTGCTGACTCGCAATGCACTCAAGTGCCAGAACATACCCTTGCTCGGCCTTGGTAAGTCCAAAGAGTCCTGAGTGGGCCATCCACTCTCCAAGCGTCTTCACAGCGTCTAAAGACGTGCATGCTTGGGAGTAGAAGTCTGCTCCTGATTGAGGCTGCTGTTCAAGTGACTGCGGCTGATTTGCCGCGACTGATATCGATGTATTACTCATGGTTTTGTCTTGTTTTTGTTCTCTGACACGTCTGCCATTCAGCAGACAAAATTATTTAGAAATCATCGGATACTTTCGGTGATGCGCTTCGTGGCATTGCTTGCAAAGCCACCTTACATCAAGCCGCTTATCTTGATCGTAACTTTCGTGATGAGCCTCTGGAACGCACGTCTTCATGCAAGCTGAACAGGATTGCGGCCTGACAAGCTTTCCAGACTTCAGCGCCAACATGACTGCCTTTCTCGACTTCTGCTTCTCTGGATATTTTATCTGAGATGCCCTGTTCAATCGACGCGCTCGTTCAAGATGCTTCTGGTATCTAACTGCATCATTCTTGATGTTGAAATACGTCTGTCGATGGTACTCGGACTTTTTTAACAGGTTAGCTGCGTAGTAACCTTTGCCATACTCGCTCAGCCGCTCCTTGTTCTCGGCGCACCATTTTTTCTGATAGGCCGAAAGCTTCTCCCTATTGTCCCGCTTGTATTGCTTGCAGCATGACTTGCAATACCTCTGGTGGCCGTCACTGCTTATTCGTGTCTTTGAGAATTCTTGGAAACTCTTCTCAATCTTACACTTGCCACACGGTTTAGTCGCTTGAACCTGTTCAACCTCGGTCATCATAGCTTCACTTCCTCCTGAGCCTTCGTTTTCCGGGCGAATGGATTTACTTCATCTCGCATCACCTTTGAATCGAGCAGCGCGGCCAAATCTGATTCCGTGAACAGGATGCGACGACCGACGCGGCGGTGTTGTGCGCCCTCCCGGCAGAGTCGGCGCAATGTCTCGCTGCATACGTTCAGCATCTCAGCGGCAGTCTTGGTCGTGTAGCACTTCATGGTTCGTTGGTTATGCAATCAGGTGATCATTACAGGTAAAATCCGAAACCTCGTTGCGCCACCTCGACGCACTCTACGCCTGATTGCAAAAAATCGTTGTGACAAGTTATGGGTTGCATCAGGTCGAGTCAAATCTTTTTTCATGTTTCTCACTTCCAAGCTGCGGCAACCATCGATTCGATGGAGTTGAGCGGTTGCTGATGCTTGGTTTTGCTGGGTTTTTCGCTCTTTTTTCCAAATATTTCGTTAAACTCCTCGACCAGAGTTTTCTGATTCTCGTCACCACCAGACTCCCCCATCGTCTTCGCATCGGAATACAAGTCGGCCATCTGCTTGTTCAGCCTCTTGATTTCTTTGAGAGCCTTTCGCAGTTCGCCATCCATCGCGATGACCCGGCGTTCCAATGCCCGATGCTCGACCAAGATCATGGCGTCCTTGGAGTTCTCATCGGAGGGCAACCAGTCGCAGCCCTTCCACATCCGGTGGACTTGATCGAAGACCAGCACCTTCGACTTGGGATGCCTCATCGAGTTGAACGCCCGTATCGACCGCCCGATATCGCAAATCAGATTTTCCCGAATGTAGGCCAGAACTTGCGAGCGGTTCGGGTCCGCATCGTGATGCAGGGGCGGCATTAACCGGAACAGGCTCCGGTGCGTCGATCCGTTTTCTAGATAGCTCATACGAACTTTAAATTCACTCTTCGTTTCGATATTGTCAACATCTCCCAAACTAACTTTCATCTAACCCACTTTTGGCTAACAGAAAGTTAGCATGGTTACCGCTATCTCCCCTATTGGGAGTTACTTAACTCCCCATAAATAGGGAGTACAATTCCGCTTTCGCAGACTTGCTTGAACCGCTCCCTGACGGGGCGGACGCAGTCAGCGGCGGAATTGAAACCCCTCCAAGACCGCTCAATCGCTCGTTCGACATGCTGTTCAATCGCTCAGAAAGGGGCTGTAGAGCGTTTTTGATTGGCGAATGACGTGTTGATACCGTTGCGGGGTTGGCGACGCGTAGGGGCGAGGGGGCGGATGGATAGATTTTCACGCTCTTGGATAGGGGATAGAATGGCCGACAAGTTAGATGCGCGGGGCGGATTGGAGAAGTTAGATGGAAAATTGGAAAAGTTGTTTTGCGAGAGTGCGGAATGCTAGACTGGCGGTTGCGGGGACGACTCCGTTTCCGAGGAGTCGCAAGCGGTCCAGGATGACGGCAGACCGAGCAGACTTTCGACCCAAGCTGGATTCAAGCGTTCGCGCC